CGTAGATTTGGTAAACGCCACTGACGGACTGTCCCTTCGGGTGACAGAGGTAATCTTAGATTCTCTGTTTTTTGGTACCACCAAGATTCCGAGATCCGTTCGTAAGCTGGCTTACGAATCCCTCCACCCTGTGGTGGACGGGAAGATTGTCCAACACGGACAGATGATGGGTTCCTATCTTTCTTTCCCGCTTCTCTGTCTTCACAGTTATCTGGCCGCTCGATGGGCAGTAAGAGACTGTGGGGATCACCGAATTCTGGTTAACGGAGATGACTGTGTTATCTCCTCCGACCTTCCGGTTCAGGCCCACCAGTACCCTCAGGGGTACTGCCTGAATGACCAGAAGACAATTCGGTCTGAGAACGTAGTAGAGGTCAACTCTACTGCGTTTCTGAGAAGTGGGGGTGTTTGGCGAGAAGTCAAACATCTTAGAAGAGGTGGGTTTACTACGACCTATGATGGTATGCTGCATGCTGCAGCAGCGTGCCGTGATTCGGTGGCATGGACGGACGCTTTTGTTCGTTCACGCATAGGTCGTAAGTGGGGCTTCCTTCCCTCCCAGCTCGGGTTAACCCGTAGATCTCGTGTCGCCTGGCGGCGCGAGACGACTATGAGGAAAACCCGTACTTTCAGTGAACTCCCTAGGCTAGACCAGCTAGCTTGTAACCCTCAGTTGGAGTGGGTTAAGGGAGTCCCTGATCCAGATGAAAAGGAGGCTCTTCAGGCTTTCTTTTGGCTCTGGGGGAGGGATGGAGGAAGGAAGAGAGACGTATTCTCGCCGAGCATCGGTGAGGTACGTCGGAGTTATAGGTACCGAAAGGTACCTTTATGGAGTGCGCTGACTTTTGTCGGTCAGCTGCGCTCGCCCGTCGTTCCGGGAAATGGACGCTCCGATTCGTACTTGGTTCCGACTGAGTATGAGTCAGAGAGGTACTTGGGGAGACTTTGTGCCCTAGAGGCTTTCCGTCGGCTTGCTTGCCCGACTTGAGCACTTCAGGGTGTCATGGCCCACTCGCTTTCGAGCGTCGCGGGGCGAAGATCTTGTTGATCCTGATGATACCTGACATCCGATTAAGGAATTTACAATACCACTATCCTTCCTTCGGGCAAGGACCGCCAACTATGGGTAAGCGGTTAAAATGGTTCGGTTCGCAGGTCCCT